GTGGAGTCGCAGGAGGAGCAGATACAGCACTTGGAGGTCCGTCAGCGCAAGTATTTCGCATTGGCGGAGTACACCCGGAGCCTGTTCCATTGGCTTCAGCAGTTCTGCGAGATCGTCGATCCCGACTTTCTTGAGCGGCATCCGAAACCGCATCTGCCGGACGAGCTGCGCGGCGACATCATGCCTGAATCATTCGGCAAGGAGGGACAATGACGAGGATACGATTTCGTTTCCGCAGGCCGGACGGTCTGACTGACGGCGGCTCATCTCCACGTGGACTGGTGGTCTGCACGCCTACGAGCCGCGTCGTCCAAAAGGACGAGAGCATCATGCTGCCGCTGCCGTTCGTGGCGCGTCTGCCGGACGACGGGAGCGATCTGGTCGTTGCGTTGCAGCCGACCGGAAGGGACTGGTGTTGGACCATCCGCGAGCAGGTCAGCGGTTACACGCACGTGCGGCGCGTGATCGTGCCGGACAGCGTGCAGACGTTGGATTACGCGACGCTGGGCGAAGCGTCGTGGGCTTCGTCCGCAACGGCTGGCGGTCTCGTGCACAGCATGCGAGTGTATTCCGGCGTCATCACGTTGGACGCGCATGTGCCCGCCGCCAGTCTGAAACCGTCCGATAACGTGACGGTCGGCGACACGTGCGTGGATTCGACGGGCAGGGTATGGATGATCACCGGCCTTGTCGATTCGGACGTGGTGTTCGGCGTGGACACCGGCGTGACGCTCGGCGGCAAGGGCGAGCGTGGCGCGAGTTTCCTCAGCGGCATGGGCAGGCCGTCCGACCTGACGCAAGGCATCGTCGGCGACACTTACATCGATTTGACGACCGGCGACGTGTATCAGCTCCGGCTCTGAATTTTCCCACATCTCACAAAATAAATAATTTGATTTCCAAGGAGGAATTGCAAAATGGCATGGCAAGCGACTGGCGGCAACCTGAAAGGACCCAAGGGCGATCCGGGTACGGACGGAGCGAAGGGGGATGCGGGCACGAGCCTGCACGTCGCCAACATCAGCGTCTCAAGCAACAGCGACGTGGCGGTGAGCGTGCTCTCGCCATCCGCGCCGATGACGGTAGGAGATCTGATTTCCGACAACAATGGAAGCCTGTACACGGTCACTTCCATCGTCAACGACACGACCGTCCACGTGTCCAACGTCATCAGCGGCGTGAGCTTCAAGGGGCCGAAGGGAGAGAAGGGCACGGACGGAGCGCCCGGCAAGGACGGCACCGGAGTCACCATCCTCGGCTCATACGCTTCCCTCGAAGCGTTGAAGGCCGAACACGCGACCGGCAATGCGGGCGACGCCTACCTTATCGGAGGCCACCTGTACGTGTGGGATACGGTCGGCGCGGACTGGAAGGACGTCGGCACCATCCAGGGTCCGAAGGGCGATAAGGGCGATCCTGGCATCAATGGCAAGGACGGCACGAACGGAACGAACGGTCTCGGCTGGACCTACGGCAACGGCGTTCCGACATCGACTGGAGTTCCGGTTGGCAGCCTGTATCTTGACCTCGATACCGGCAACGTGTACGCCTTCAACGCCTAGGAGGGAAATATGGCATGGTCCAATGTCGGGAGCTTGAAAGGCCCCAAGGGCGACGCCGGTGAGAAAGGCGTGATCTTGGTCAAGGCGGCGGACGAGGCCGAAGCGATAACTTCAAGCGCCTCGAATCCAGGCGCCTTATATTATTGGGAGGAATCGTGATGGGCGTCTGCGTTTCGGGCGTCAAAGTGGCTGGATTCTCGGTCGGTGGCAAGCCGGTGGCTGGACTCGCCGCGAATGGGATCGTCATCTGGCGCAGACCATCCGCGGAGGATACAGAACTGATCGTCAATGGCGGTTTCGAGGACGGGACCAATGGCTGGAAGATCGTTGGCGAGGGTCAAGTCATCACATCAGACATTACCCCACCACGCGCACCATACGAAGGTTCCTCGTATTTCAAGTCCACCCGCAATCAAGGTGGTATCCAGCAAAGGGTGGTGGTCGATCCGGGAACAACCTACTATATCAGCTTCGCGTATGGGTGCGCCGCCTCCGGGCGCGTATGCGAATGTTTGCTCACGAATGGTGACACCGGGGATGTGCTGCTCTCCAAGAAAACTGGATCCACTAAGGCAGGGTGGAATCTGGTTGAGTTCGATTACACAATCCCTGACAAGGTGACGACCATAATTTTCCGCCTCTCCGAAAATGCATGGGGACGTTTTGACGCTGTCAGCATGAAGAAGCAAGGAAGAATTGCGGTTCCAGCATCCCTGAATGTTTTGGAGGACAGTCAGTGACGCATCTCATGATCGCCGCCTCTGACCACCCGTATTAGACAAACCAAAGCCCCGCCACGTGCGGGGCTTTTCCATAAAGGAGATGTAATGTGTTGCAGAATTTTCTAGCCGGTTTCGGGGGAGTGGGGGGCGCGTGCGCGCTCATCACGCTCGGCCTGAAAGTCTGGCCGGGCGCTTTGGAGGCGTTGGCGACCGGCCTGTATTCGCACGTGCAGCCGGAACGCCTGCCATACGACAGTCCACTTTCCCAACATTTCGCAAAAACACGGACACTGGGAGAACGTACTGAGAAATTCGATGGACGGTTGGACGAACTCTGCCGCGACACGATCAAAAACACGTTGATTTCCCTGATTTACGGCGACCAGTCACACGACCACAGTGAGGCCGTCCGATACGAGCTGGCGAAGCTTGAGAAATTGGACGCGCAATGCTGGATCATCTCGGCCGCCGAAAAATACTTGGAGGACAGGCAATGACGCATCTCATGATCGCAGTCGGCCTATACCTGCTGCTCCTCACGCTCGTCCTCGTCTTCAACCACGGCGCGCACCTGCGCTGACAATCATTTTTCAAGGCCATCTCCACGGAGGTGGCCTTTCCTTATGCCTGAAGGAGGCAATCATGGCAGACCATGCCACCAAAAACACCACAACCAGTAATCTGCCTGGTCTGACCGGCGAGCGTGTCAAGGCCGGAGTGACCATCGTGGTCACGCTCTACGCTCTGGTCAACGCCGGCCTGTCCTTGGCCGGCATCAATCCGCTGCCTTTCACCAACGAGCAGGTCAGCGCTTCAATCTTCGGTGTCATCGGCATCGCCGGAACCATTTACGGCTGGTGGAAGAACCAGAACATCACCAGCGCGAGCCTTGCTGGCCAGCAGCTCGTGGATGCATTGAAGAAAGAGGGCGTGGTCAATGGCATCAGCGCAGCGAAGAGCGCGGCCTTGAGCGCCGCTTCCGCCGTGGCCAGGACCGAGCCGAAGGACGCCACGGACACCGCCACGGCCACCGCCGACACCACGGCAGCTGACGCTGATCTCGAACCGGGCGGTACCGTCTGATGACCGGCGCAAGCTTCGCGAAATGGCGCGGCAGCCCGAATCACTACCAGGGGCGCAATGGCCTGCACGTGGACCACATCACCCTGCATATCATGGTCGGCCGATTGGCCGGCACGGACTCGTGCTTCATGCGCTCCAGCTTCCAGGCCGCCTCGCACTATGGCGTCGGCGGCGACGGCAGCGTCTACCAGTGGGTGGACGAGGCGAACGGCTCGTGGGCCGACGCCAACTGGCAATCCGATTGCAGCGGCATCACCATCGAGCACGAGGGCGGCATGGGCGGAATTCCCGTCACCGATGCGGAGGTCGAGGCCAGCGCCAGACTGTGCGTCGACATCGCCCGACGATACGGCTGGAAGACGCTGTGGCATGATGCCAGCGGCAACCGGCACGGCAATATCGTCCTGCACCGCGAGGTGCCGGGCACGGACCATTACGGGTGTCCCGACAGGTGCGTCAACGCGCTGCCGGTGGACAGGATCATCAAAAGAGCGAACGAATTATTGGGAGGAGACGACATGTCGGCAGAAGACGTGTGGAATTTTCGACAGAATGGTGTCCTGATGCGTGATCGCGTGCAGGGCACGGACGCGGCGGCGAACGCCACGAAGAATGAGCTTTTCAGGCTCTCGCAGTGGGACAGGAACACGCACGCCTCGGCCTTGGGCAATCTCGTGGTCGAACAGCCGGTGCATGGTGGTGCAAAATTGGGCGACCGTGT